CGGGAGGTGCAACCGTTCCGGCTTTTTGTCGGTTTGTGGGCGTCCCGCTCTTTTTTATAAATCCACCATGTGCACAATCTGCCCCTTTTGGACGCAGATTATTTTTTTGAACCTAAGGAACTGTCCGTCGTTAAGTTTTTCCAGTCCCATGTAACGACGTAGAGCAATATCGAATTTTTCAAGAGTGAAACCACCGTTAGGGAAATCAAGCACAGCTATTTGTGTGCTTTTTTTATCCGCGCAGTGTTCAAGGCCGCGTTTGATGTTATTGGTGGTTGCTGTTTCGCGTCCTGCGACCTCAAATTGCAAGCCGTTCCATGTTCCCTCTGTGTGGCGTTTATGGTATTCCGAATTATTTTCAGGGCCGAAAATCACTATATGACCGGCACGGAATCCGGCTAACTGTGCCTCAAGCTCATATTTACCACCAACAGCGTTAAAATTGTGTTCAACGTGCGAGGCCCTGACACCGCCTGTTACGGGGTCATACTCCACGTCCGTATAATTGGGGTCGCCCTTTAACCGTTCATATTCTGTGTAATGTTCCGTTCTTTCCGCCGCCTGTTGCTCAATTACCTGTTTAGCGTCTTCGGGCGCTTTGAAATACGGATGTTTGGGCGGGAACAGTTGCAGATCCTTGCCGGGATTGAAACGGAAAATCTGCTGTTTGGCGTTTTCGGTGCAATTATTTCCGCGGAGCATGGAAAGTGCCGGGTCGCTCTGGGAAAATTTGCCCTTGCGCACCTGCACGGCAGTGCAACGGCAGTTCCAGCCATTCGGCGGCAGGTAGAGCGACCAGAACGGGTCGGATGGGGGCAGCGTCGTGCCGTGCAGAATTGCATGATCCTCACGGACGCGGTCATCCTGAGCTGTGCGGTATTGCAGGTCGTAACGGTCGCCGTCGGACTCAATTTTCTGCCAGCGTGCGGCCATAAGAGAAGCGCCGACGGCGTGGTTATATTCTGCATAGAGGTAATTATGGTTATAACGGTTGTTGACTGCTTCCACGTCGCGGCGGAACGTTTCAAAAGGCTTAATGTCGCCTTTGTCGGTAACGAGAGACAGCCCCACCTCGCGGAGCGTGTGGAACGTCTTGAAGCTGGAGAAAATAAAAGCATTGTTTTCGAGGGCATAGCGCACCACTTCCGGGACCTCATGTGGCACGCCGGAGTCGATACCGCGCTTAATCTGGCGGAGCGTTTCGGCAATGAGGCGGCGAGCTTCGGGCGTGTTCAGCTGCGAAGCATCGAAGCCGCCGGCATTGTAGACCATACCGGCAGCGTCAAAAAATGCCGTGTCGTCAAAATCAGGCTTGTCTGTCGCGTCAGCGAGCTCCAGCAAGTCATTTTCATACAACGAGCCGAGAGCGGCGTTAAACGCAAGATATGAGCGACGTAGCCCCACCGAGTCAGCCAGTCGCAGGGCGGGGCTCAGTCGAAAAAACGGTCAGGCTGTGTTTTTGCTTCACGTGGTTTTTCGATTGTTACGCCGTATTTGTCGGTGAAGTATTCGGCGGGAATCTCGTAATACTCCAAGAGCAGTCGTTCAATCTCGCGCTGTTCAGCGGGGGTGTAGCTTGCTGCATTGTTAAACTGGAAGCGCAGACCTTTAACGGGGAAGCCGTGGAGAGCCATGAGAGGGAGCAGTCGGCCATTGACAATGTGAGCGCACATAACGGCATCGCTCTCGGTTGTGCGATCAAAGATTTCGAGGTGTACTACCCCTTGAGCTTTAGAAGAACCGTCGTCGATGGTCATAGTCTGATTTAACACGACCTTTGACAGCTCAGAGTTACAGCGGTCCACGCGGCGGTCATAGACGTTGTAAGCGTCGCCTCGGCTGCTTTCCTTGATTTCTATTTCGGTGCCGTCGCTTGTAACGATGTATTGGGCGGCTCCCATTTTTTCGAGGGCGGCTTCGAGCTTTGCGCGCTCCGCGTCGTCGAGGGTGTTGGCGCGTGCGATACGCATAGGCATACCGAAAATTTCGCCGAACACGTCCCAATAGGCCAGCATATTTTTTTTGCTGATGCAGGAGGGCGCGCACTTCAGGAGCAGGCCGAGGTCGCGAGGTTTGCCCACCTCCACGCACCAGTTGGCAATGTCGCCCTCACGGTAAGGAATCCCCTGACGCCAGTCGCCGCCGGGGTCTTGGACGAGGACACCATATTCCGGCACAACGTGTTTGCGGGGCACCAGCTCCACGCCGTCGAAACGGAGCGGGCCATTGTCGCGCACCACGTCGCCCAACTGAATGAGGGTCGGCCCCCAATAGATGGAGTCGAGGCAGAGGTTAAGGAAGTCGGCGAACCATTCACTTTGCAGCAATTCGGTGGCCTCCGGCTTTTCCTTGCCAGAGGCGTCAACGAGTCGGAAATCCTTTTGCAAGACCTTGCCCTTGCGCTGGTCGATGCATCCGGAGAGATGGGTGTCGAGGGCGCAGTCGGCGAAAATGTCGTAAAGCCGGGCGCGGCTGGGGTTTTCGTAGTCAATGGCCAGCTGATGTGCGGCGCGCCAGTCGGCTATGTCTTTTTTGGTGAGGCTGTCGGTCTGTTGCTGGAGCATAGCCGAAAGTCTTACACCCTGTTTAGAGCGTAGAGCGCGGGAGAGTTCCACAAGTTCCGAGCGTGTCGGGCGGCTGAAAAAATTGCGAATGTTGGAAATAATATTAGCCATTACTGGAGTATTTAATGTTTTACTTTTTCGTTTTCGTAGTCATCGCGCTTTGTCGGGGTGAGCCGAGAACCGGACCAGGAACCGGCGGCAGCCTTAAGGGCGGCCCCGCCGTCCTGAGGGGCGACGACCCACGAGGAAAAGACAGTTTTTAAATTGTTGATGTCGTTTTCGATGGTGTTAAGGCGTTTTGTCAGTGCCTCAACTTTGACCAGCCCTCCGAAGTCGCCACCATTGAAAGCCACGGCGTTTTTATCCAGATGGGCGGAAATGTCGCCCACGTCGATACGGAGGCCGTCGGCGTCCATGACGGCGGAGGTGTCGCCGATGACAATTTCGGCCGCCTCAATTTTTTCAGTGAGCAGCACCACCCCGGCGGCGCCGTCAGCGACAAATCCGACAACAACATAACTGCCCGGCTCCGGGAACAGGCACAGGCCGAACTCGGCCTCCTGATTGGCCTGGAGATTGACACCGAGCAGGGGCGCGCCCTCATTTATTGGGGTGCAGTCAATGGTTCTGGCTGTTTTGTCAACTGCGTCAACAGTGCAGACCAGTGCGACGGTTTCGCCGTCGGGTTGTGCGAGTTGCCGGATAATGCTTCTAATGTCTGCCATAAATCCAATAAGTCTAATAATTTCAATAATCAAGCGACGCGGAGGCCGAGGGTAATTTCTTTACTCATTGTTGATTATAGAGGTTGTAAAGCGACTTAGCCTACGCGTAGGCCTAAGTCGATGACCTGACGGAAGCCGTTGTCGCCGTATTTAATCACTACTTTTTTGACCTGATACACTCCCATTCTGTTGCCGTCGATAATAAGGCCGATGGCGTCGAGCGGGTCAACGAGCTTATAGCCGAAAGAGGTAAAAGAGCCGGAGAGGCCGTCGCGTTTAAGGCGTTTAATTTCCTGTTCAGCCCATGCCTTGAGCTCGCTTTCGGTTTTGTTGTAAGTGTGCAGTGTGCGGTGTTCGCCGTCACTGTCGCCGACCTCAATTTTGATTTTTTTATTATTAGGCATAAGGCTGACCGCCTTGACACGCAGGCGCATGTTTTCAGCCTTTTGCTGCTGGAGGCTCTGGTCTGAAATGATGTTAAGGCCGGTTTTGAAAGTCTGGGAGGGTGTTGTGTCGCGCTCGAAGAGTACCCCGGAATAAAGCACCGGCTCGCCGTCCTCATAGCGGAAAAAAGAGCGGATGCCCTGTTCAGACAGTTTGCCGAGCAAAGAGGCCACGGTGTCGGCAGTGACACGATAGGCACCGAGGGATTGTTCGCCCATGATGTTGAGGCGGTAAGTCAAGCCCTGATCCTTAAGCAGTGTTTCAAGAGATACGGAGCGGTAAGCCTTTTTCTGCGCCGGCATTTGTTTGAGCAGAAACATATCGTCCTCACAGGTTATGACCACCGGCGTTTTAAACCCGACGTCGCGGACATAACCGACAAAAGCAAGCTGGAGGCTGTCGTCGTAGCCCAGAGATATGCGCACCCGGTCGCCACGGCGCACGGGGATTTCAGCCGAGCTGTCCCACTTGATTTTTTTGGGGAGGGTTATTTTGGCTTCTGCGGTGAGCTTTTCGGTGTCGCGTGTAATCTCCACGGCAGTAACGAAGTCGAGCGACCAGGAGCGGTCGCCGTTGATCTCTATTTTTGCGCATAGTCTGAACATAACTTAAACAGTGTTTCTTTGCGGAGCAAAGCGATTAAAAATCGATTAAACGGGTGTTTAATGCGGTGTTAAATGGCGTTACCAGTCGTAACGGCCGGGCTTCATTGAACCGAAGCGGACAGGATTCCGGGTGTCGTCGTTGTCGCCGTCGGGGGACTGATAGAGCGGGAGGTCGGGGGAAGCCTTGCCGGCCTGAATGTCGCGCAACCACTTTATAGAGTCGTTGTAAAGGCATTCCCGGCGCTCGTGGCCCATATTCTGGGGCAGACGGTGGATCATGAGCCAAAGGGCGATATTTACAGCACACTGCACCAGCATTGAATTTCGACAGAGGCCGGAAGCAGCAAAGGCGCGGTCGGTGTCGTAGCGGTGTCGCAGGTAAGAAGCAATTTGCTCCAGTGCGGCGGCTTCGGCGGCGAGGCGTATTTCGTCGCTATGTGCTATTTGCTTGAACTCGTAATCGTCACACACACTGCGGTAGTCGTCGAGAGTCAGGAACATGGGCGCGAGGTGTTGCGTGGTGAGGCCTCAAACAAGGCAATTTCGCGGGCTTTTTCGGCGGTGAGTCCGGGGAACTTTTTCTGCCGAATCAGTTTTTTTACGCCCTGCATTGAAACACAGCCGGGGCGACCCTGCCAGACGAGTACAAGAAATTTTTTACGGTACAGGTCGGCTGAGCGGCGAGCCTGGCGGATAGCACGTTTTTTGCGCCAGTCAAACAGGATGGCTCGGAAAAAATCAGATATTCTTTGCATAAAGTTTATGTTATTAAGGGGCAAAGCGGCAAGCCGATTTACCATGATACGTTTTTAGCGTTAGGTCGCAAGCCTATAGAAGTGTTGTTGACAATATTTTTCTGGCGGGTGTCGCGCTGTAGAATCCAGATAGCACCCTCGTCGGCGTCGGGTCCGTCGTCGTGGCCGCGCATACCCTTTTCAAAAGCGAGGGTCTGGTCGATACCGGCGAGCATGTCGGGGTCGTCCTTTTGTGATTCGTCGTAGCAGACAAAGCTGCGCTCCCAGAGAGGCGAAACGGCTTCGATGCGCTGGAACTTGTCAGGCTTTTTGCGCTTGTCGCCTGTAATGGGGAGCTGGTAGCCGCGCAGTTCTCCCTCGCGGCGGAACTCGTCAAGTATTGTGTCCTGCATAAAGTTGGCCTCCATATACCAGCGCACGGCAATGCCCTGGTCGCGCGTCCACTCGTATAGGTCATAACACCAGCGCACCATTTCAGCCACTGAGCACTGCCGTACAAAAGCGCGGAGGTGCCAGAGCTGAGAACCGGCCTTGCCCCAGAGCTTTGCGGCCTTGAAGTCGTTTTTAGTAGAGCCTTTGAAGCTGGGGTCGATATACAGGACAAATTCGGAGAACTTAGACCAAGCCGGTCGCTTGGCCCAGCGTATCCACTCATTACGGAACACAGCACCCTCGATAATCGGGTTGTTCATGTATTCCTTTTGAAAAGCGCGATAACCGGCGACGTCGGCAATTGCCTGCACTTCGTCAGGAGTCCATTTGGCGCGCCAGGATATTTCGCCGTTGCGGTCGTAGATGTTCACGCGGGTAACGTGCACGCTTTTAATCTCGCACCACTTGGCCAGCACCGAATTTTTGGCGATAAGGTTTCCGACCATGAAAAAGCGGCCGCGTCCGCCGTCGAGCGTTCCGAAAAGAGCGGATCGCACCCAGTCGAACAGTTTAGAAACACGGGCGGGACTTTCCACCAGCTCGTCGTCGTCGAGGTCGTCGATTACGACATAATCGGGGCGGTGAGAGCGGTAGCGCAGACCGCGCGGGGACTGACCGCGACCGCGGGCAAAAAACGCGACATCGGTCTGGGTGACAAATTCGCCGTCCTGCCAGTTGCCGGCGTTGTACTGTTCGCCGAAATCGGCAATATAACGCTGGTTGTACTGTAATTCAGCCTGAATGTCACTGAGCAGAGTTTTGGCGTTGTCTTCAGACTTTCCGACAATGACCATAACGTTAATTTCGCGGCGTTCCTGACACATTAACCACATTGGAACAAACACGTCCATGTTGGTAGATTTGGCGGCGCCACGGTGCCACATAAACGCGGCCTTTAGGTTGCGGTTCTTAAGGATTTTATTAGCGGCGTCGATATGGAAAG